GTCACTTCCTAAGACTAAGGTCCCAAGAAATGTGTACGGCTATGGTTACTGGCGGGTTCATCTTTCTACGTATAAGATGGACCCGAACCACGGTGCCGTTTATTCGGTGCCGAAGACTATTTTGCCGACATCGCTCGATGTCGGCGTCGCGCCCGCGTATTTACGCGGACACGTTTTCTCTGACGGTTTTACCGTCGGAGCATTACGTCGCCCTTCGGCGACGCAGAAGCAGCTTTACGTTGCTTTCGTAGGCTTAATGTTATCATTAGGCCTCTCGCTTGAAATGAATCCATTTCAGGCTTTGTCTTTCCGTAAATTTATGGATAGACTTTTGCTGCAAGGTCATAGATACCCTGCGCGTATGTGTAAGCGAATTAAATCGCTTACCAATGGACTCAGGCAAGCCTGGGTCGAAGGGAACACTACATCTCGTAGTGTCATTGGGCAGTTTATACCAAACTGCTATGTTTCTCGTGTCATGAAAATGATACGGGACGACCCCTCCGTGATGTTTATCATCACGGGGATTTCAAGGGCTTTGCCACAGGCAAATCCCTATGCATGTGATCTTGCATTGCGAGATCACAAGGAGAGCGTGACGAATCCCGTCAAGCCTTTAACAAGCGAGACACGTCTCGCTTTTACTGCTTGGATAAATTCAAGCTATTTTGATGGGGTTAGACCCATCAAGCCGGGAAATATGTCACTTATTTCCTCAGGATCGTGTGTTGAATTCACACGAAAACAAGGTGGGCGTTCTTCGCACACTTCGACGGTTGCTCAACCGTTCAAGCGAGTTCTAAATAACGAACTCACTAAAATCTTCGTTCGCTTAAGAGCGAGCGGAGAACCCTACGCTGATAAGCGTAGACAAGCTCTACTCGAACGAGTAGATACTATCAACCGGATATTACTTCCGGCGATGAAAGCTCCGCAGTTTCTCACTGCGCAGCCACTGGCCGTAAAAGAATACGGCTGGAAGGTACGCGTTGTCACTAAGAGCAACGCGAATTCGATAGCGAGAGCTTCTCGTTATCGTCAACCCTTGTACAATTTATTGTACGAGATTCCGCAGACGTACGCGTCTGTAGCTGGTGTTTCACCCGAAATTCGGGTGAAACCTTCACGGAATAAATTTATTTATTCTGCAGATCTGTCCAAAGCGACAGATACTTTGAGCCACGAAGCCGTTAGGCTTATGGCTAGCGTATTCAAGATTCCTCTTGGATACCTTATTCCAGCGGAACCGTTTCGCTGGTATCGCGGTGTACCCATGGGCACGCCGCTAGCTTGGACAATGTTATCATTGACCAACTACTTCTGCGCTATACGCGCAGATCCGGCCGGGAAGTTCGTCATTAAAGGTGACGACCTTCTGGCCTATTGGACGCCACATGTTTGGCGTCGTTATCGGAAGTTCGCTTCCGAATTCGGGTATCTAGTGAAACCCGTTCCGTCCGGCTCGTATAAGGGCCGGATTCGGGGCGTTTATTGTGAACGCCCATTCTACCTCTTCGAGGACGAAGGGGTTATAAGGGAACTAAAAGGTTATTTCCCTTTACGCGTCTTGACCAAAGGTCAGGAGGCTCAACGTTCGGATCGTATTCTTCCGAACGATCTGGCCCTCGGGGAACGTTTCCGGAGGCTTGTTGACGAAGAAGAAGTTCCTCGTCCAATCATTGTGCAAGCACAATGGCTCATTCTCAGTCATGTGATTGAGAAGGCTTGGAGATTTGGGGTTGACCCATTCCTCCCATTGAGGCTCGGAGGCCTTGGCCTCTGTCCTAAAGATATGGAAGCATATCCTAAGTGGCGATTCCAAAGAGTCGCACACTATGTTCACAATCACCCAATGGATGATAGTGACTTTATTCTGGGTAAAGCCTACCCAGAAGAAAGCCTCGAGTGGAGTTTAGCTCGAGGTAATCGGGAGAGGAGACTCTACCCGTTTGTAATCGCTGGTGAAAGTCACTACGTGACCACTAGCGATGAATCGTTTGTCGCCGAGACGACATACGCGCAGACTCTAATGGGTCTGATGATGGGAAG